TCTTTCTATCGTGTAGCTTACCCACAAGGTGCTAGACTAAGAGAGATGGAGGTACGAGCTCGTACACCGGTTCAAGTTGCTGAGCATGACAACCGATACAAAAAAGTATTCCGGGAAGGTTTGAAACCAAGTAAAGAGTCTATATCTTCTACACCTGAAGCGTTTGAAAAGCATATTGATAATAATTTGTTCTACGCTGTTATACAGGAGTATGATATCAAAACTGGTGAGAGATTTGGACCTAAACTTTGTTGCAACGTGACGTCTGTCAACTATGATCAATGGGTATTTCCCAATCACATTCTTCCACCTGGCAAGAACTACATCGCTGATTTGAGGCGAGTCAACAAGAATATCTCAGGCGTGAGACACATTTTGAATAAGAGAATTTCTGATGCTAATGTGATAAGATTATATAAGGATCTTGATTTGTGTCTTGTTGACCTTAAAGGTGGTAATTCTTGGGATTGCAGTAAATACATGTTCCCTACTACACCGAGCTTGAAGAAAGGCGATCCATTGATTGTGTACTACCGCACTAAGGAATGCATTGATTCCAAGTCATATGATCCTGACCTGGAGCCTTCGAAAACGTATCAGCTTACGACAGTTGATGCTGTCACCTGGGTGGATATAGAGGGTATTGGTATTGTGAAAAGAGTTTGTTACAAGTTACCGATTACTTTTCCCGGTTTATGTGGAGCGATTGTTGCTATCCACAATTCCTCACCCTCAATTGTTGGTTTTCACGGTGCGGGTAATGAACAAGATGGTGTTTGTGCAATCCTTACTCAGGATGTCCTTGAAGAAGCTTGGCTCAAGTATGAAGGATTTAAAGCTAGGCCACGAGTTGGTTTTCCTTTGGTTCATCAAGGCAAGAATATTGAGCTCAAAAATGAAATTCATGCACGCAGTCCAGCCTATTGGATTCCTCAAGATATGGAAGCTACTTTCACTGCAATTGGAACTACATCTGTTCCCAATGCGAAATTCCGAACTAATGTACGGGAATCCTGTTTGGCTCCAGCTCTCAAGGAAGTTTGTGGAGTTGATGTCGAACATTCAGGTCCTGATAAGACCGCGGTTGGTGTTGCATTGAATGAAGACTTCCGAGCTGTTACAAGTGTCGCTCCTAGTCCTAATCCTACGGCTTTGAGATATGCCGCAAATGATATCAAAATGCAGTACGGCAAATTTTCTCAAAAGTTTGACATCAAGGCTTTTCTGCATACGGTCACTCTCGATCATGCGTTGAATGGAGTGCCCGGTGTAGCTGGCTTTGATCCTGTGGACATAAACACTTCAGTGAGTTTTCCTATTAATAAGAAGAAGGCGAT